ATGAAGCCAACGATATCCTGCAGCTCTCTCTGCCCACGATTTAAGAAGCCTCTCCTGCTTCTCACACCATGGGTGAGTCTCCTCCTGTGCTTCCATTATTTTACGCGGGCATTTTTAATCTCTGTCGCCTCCTGATACGCGAGAGAGTCTACCAGTTCATTCTGTGGGTCTCCGTTGTGTGCTTTGACCCAACGCCACTCTACAGACTTCATTTTCTGAGAGAGTGTATCAATTTCAATCCACAGTTCTTTATTCTTAACGGGTGTACCCGCAGCTGTACGCCACCCATTCCTTTTCCAATTTTTAATCCATGAAGTTATACCATTCTTGACATATGTGCTGTCAGTAAACAGTCTTATCTCAAGAATGTCGCGTGCGAGACACTGTTGAAGCGCCTTAACGACTGCAGTCATTTCCATAGCGTTGTTTGTAGTGTTGTCTTGTCCCCCAGAGATTCTCAATCCTGGGCCAACAACACCCCACCCACCTGGACCAGGGTTGCCGAGGCAACTACCATCTGTGTAAATGTCCTGCATTTGTTATTACATGTGTCATTTATTTAAGTTTGAAATATCCATTACGACCATTGCGTGACATTGCGAAAACAGTTGCGATGATACCCAAAGCGAGAATTGAGACTGGGATCCAGACACCCATCTGCTGTTGCTTAGTTTGCTTTTGCGCCATTTTATACCATATCATTAGATTTAAAAACTGTGTTCCGATCAATTTTTAAAGTTAATTTTTTTATTACGCGAAACGAGACGAGATCAAAATACCAACTTAGTTGGAGAACGCAAGGCCGCCCATACCGGATTGGATGCGGAGGACGTTGTAGTTGACCGCGAACATGTGCATGGTGGTGGAGGCAACCGCCGCTGGGAGAGTGACCGCGACTTGCGCGTTGTCGATGCGGGAGAAGTTGCAAGTACCGGTTGGTTGATGTTCTTCTGGCTTGAGCGCGAAGGAGTACGAGTACACACCCGCGTATGGGTTACCACTGTGGTGGTTGTATGATTGCACTTGGTTGAAGTACTTACCCTTTTGGGCCTTGAATCGGTCTTGACCGTTGAGGACCAACTTGAAATCAGTCATTGGACCAACGCGCTCTTCGTCGAAGTCGGAAGTGGACGCATCGGCGTTGTAGAGTGGGACACCACCCGCTTGGCCGATTGGCACGTAGCAGTTGGAGGCGGTACCCGCGCGGGCATCGCACTCAAGGACAATGTCAGCCGCCGCTGGTTCGGAGGTGAAGTTCCACAAGGAGGTGGCAACGTTCGCCGCCGCTGGGTCATTGAAGCACCACACCAATTCCTTGACTGGGTGGTTGTAGCTGAGGCGCTTGTTGGAGGTGGAGCCCGCAGTGACGGTGTCGGAGCCAGTGTGTTGCACTTGCTCGATGAGGTACTCGTGACCCTTTTGCGCGAATCGGCGACGCTCTTCGGTGTCCAAGTACACGTAGTTCGCCCAGACCTTGAACACGGAGGTGCTCAAGTAGGTGGAGAAGGTGCTGGTCAAATCGAAGTCGATGCGGACTTCGTGGTATTGGAGCGCAATCAATGGCAAATAAAGACCTGGGTTGCGGTTGAAGAAGAAGATCAAAGGCAAGTACACGGTGTTACCGGTCTTGGCAGTGGTCATCTTCGCCCAGTTAGCCTTCTTGGCTTCATCCAAGTAAAGCTCGGAGTACAAACGCCACCAGCGTTGGTAGTGCTTGTCAACGCGTTGGCCACCGATGGACAATTCAGCGGACGCGATCGCACGCTCGGCGACCCAGCAAGCATCATCACCATCCGCGGTGCTGGTGTTCGCCGCAGCAGATTGGAGTTCGACGTACATGTCGCCGACCAAATCACCATTGCGGGCAATGGTGACGGACACGCGGCCTGAGTCGGCGGCGGTACCGTTAACAGTTTGTTCGATGTTTTCCATCGCGAAGTTAGTGTGACGCTTGTAGACAGCTTGGAAGAAGGTAACCTTTGGGTTACCAGTCAAGTAGACGTCTTGGGCGCCGTAAGCGACAAGTTGCATGAGACCACCGGCCATTGTGAGAGTTTTTGTACTATATAGCAAGATTTTTTTTCTGGCTGAAATCGCACTGGTGCGAAAATTTCAAAATCAATTTTTCTCAGTCTAGTTTAAATGTCGTCTCGTCCTGAGGATGAAGAATCAGCTGATGAAATAGAAGAAGGTGAGATTGTATCCGACGAAGAAGAAATGCTCATGTCCGAGGGTGAAGATGAAGATTTCTTCCAAGAAGATGAAGATGAAGGTATGGATATCGCGGGTCTCATGACATCCCTTCTCGCGACCCCAGACGGGGATACTATTTGCTCTGCCCTGGTAAATCTTTGTTACCAATTAGAAACCCAAAATAAGATTCTCATAAAGATGCTTGCCAAAATGCAGTCCTCAAAATCAGCTTAGAAACAAAAATCGTATCTCAATAAATAGAAATGGAGCACACCCATTTCATTGATAAGGAACCTAATAAGTACGAAGCTCTCGTTGAACTTCAGAAGCAGCATATCCAATCAATGAAAGAAGAACAGGTTCTCGATGTTGTCGATAGATTTGAACAGGCGTGGTCTCTCAAGACGAACGACTTTCGAAATGCCAGAGAGTTGGGATATAGGCAATTTATCCACCCCGAATATTTCGACGAGTCTGGAAACCCAATCCCAGCTCAAATTGACATTCTCGCCATTAAAGGTAACCGCGACCGACAGAGAACCTTCCTAATTAATGTTAAAAACCATTCGCGAGACCTGAAGATTCACAAACTCGAACCAAACGATGATGGTATGACTATCGTGCGGCGAATTAACAATGTGTTAAAACAACTGAGTGATGGTTACGACAATATCCGTCGCCACTACACATCGTTTGAGAGGGTAGACAATCCTACCGCACAACCACAGTTCAGCAATTCAGGCGATCCTTCTACTATGGACGAAGATGAAATTGAGAACTCAACCCCATTTCAAAAATGTCTTTTGTACTCGCTTGATCAGACATACAAGTCTGGGTATCGCCGATACAAGGGACAGTGCTGCGAAGAAATTAGAACCGTTGAGGGACATCGTACGCGTGCGTGGCAACCAAAGTTTAGTATTGAACAGTTTATTTATTCACTGGCACAGAAGGACGATGACTTCATTACATGGAAACACTTTACAAGCAGAGGTAGTGTGTTTCGCGATGTCATTGATAATTTAAGCAAGTGCCACGACGCTCAGTTTCCGGAGATTACCAAGCGTCGTCATGTTTGGAGTTTCAAAAATGGCGTGTTTGTAGGTAAGGAATGGATTCCAGATCGTGGCGTCTATGATTGCTGCTTTTACCCATATGACAGTCGCGAATTTCGTTGCCTTGACCCAACAATCATCGCGTGTAAGTATTTTGATCAACAGTTTGATGACTTCTCACACGTAGAGAGATGGCAAGATATTCCAACCCCCTGGTTCGATTCAATCCTCAAGTACCAGCAGTTCGAAGATGAGGTGTGTAACTGGGCGTATGTGATGGGTGGGCGTTTGTGTTTTGATATTGGGGAGTTAGATGGGTGGCAGATCATTCCATTTTTTAAGGGGATCGCTCGATCCGGGAAGTCTACCCTCATTACCAAAGTTTTCAAGAAGTTTTATGAAAACGAAGACGTTGGCACCCTTTCAAACAACATCGAGAAGAAGTTCGGTCTCTCGGCGATCAAGGATTCCTTCATGTTCATCGCACCAGAAGTGAAGGGAGACCTCGCTCTCGAACAGGCGGAGTTCCAGTCTATGGTTTCAGGGGAGGATGTCTCTGTTGCCGTCAAAAACAAAACTGCGGTCTCCATCGAGTGGACTGTTCCAGGTGTTCTGGGTGGGAATGAAGTTCCCAATTGGAAAGATAACTCAGGCTCCGTTCTTCGCCGTATTCTTCCATGGAACTTTTCCAAACAAGTGAGGGATGCCGATCCACAACTTGACGAGAAGTTGAATCGTGAGTTACCAATCATTTTACTCAAGTGTATCAAGGCGTACCTTGATTACTCAAACAAATATAGGGACAAAGATATCTGGAACGTAGTTCCCGACTATTTCAAGAAAATCCAGAAGCAGGTCGCTATGGTTGCGAGTACTCTCCACAACTTCCTGGAATCTACAAACATCGTCTTCGGGAAAGACGCGTTTGTACCTCAGAAGCTCTTCATCCAGGTTTTCAATCAACATTGTCAAGCGAACAACCTTGGCAAGCCCAAGTTCAATCAAGACTTCTATGCGGGTCCATTTAGTTCGAGGGATATCGAAGTTAGGGATGAAGTTGTGACATACAAGGGGCGCACATACCCGAGGCAACCTGTCATTTACGGGGTTGACGTGGTTGAGGAAAGTTTGGGCTTCACCGAGGATTACTAGAAAAAAATGCTACACAATAGTAATATGAGCCAACAGCTCAGAGAATTTGTCAAACAGTCTGGCGTGGAATTACGTCCAGCAAACAGTCCAAGTTCTGTTTCCACAACTGCGTCAAATAACGCATTGGTCAGAGAAATTGAAGCTGAGATGGCATTTCCACCTCGATTGGAAAAAAATATAATTAACAATGCAAATTATGGGGAGTTTGCGGAGTTTGTTCATATGAGTGATAGTAACAACAATGACAATATAATTGCCAACATCGAAACTCCATCACCACCCACATTTATCGTGAGTAAGTTAAATCCTGGTATGTTTAACGCGACTGTGAACAAGGATTTTAGTGCCGAAACTCGTATAAACATCAAAAAAATCCTTCTCAAAACACCACTCCCCAAAACACCAATCGGAGAGGGTCTTTATATAGATACAAAGGAGATTAATGGTATCTATGGGCGTTTTGTCACGGGGTTCTCGCACACAAAGGAGTATGGTAAAAAGGGTGATCTAAGTAAAAACTTTTTTACTGTTCAACTTAAAGTTGTTCTATCAAATGATATTGAATCCAAGGGTGCTACTGTAAACTTTTACAAGAATGGTAAAATTCGTTTTTCCGGTGGCTTTATAGGAACTAATATCGCAAATCAACCGGAACTTATTCGTAAGTTTATCGTTGATAATTACTCCGATCGAGAGGCATTTTTATATAACCCATTCCAATACAACAATCTCAGTGCAACGTTTGGTGTAAATGGTCCATTTGGATATATGGAAGCACTCCCAGAAAAGTTAATGAAACAGTACGGCGCCAGCTCCGCAAAGTATGATCCAGAACTTTCTCCATTCCTATATGTTACATATAATGGACACAGATACATCTTTGCAAAGAGTGGGAGTATACAGATTTCAGGTGCCTCGACACCATCGGATTTACTTGACGCTTACAATACTGGTGCTGGGCTTGTTAGAAAAATGCACGAATTTGGGGATGTTAAGGCTACCGGCAAAGCACCCTCTCGGTTGGTCAAGGGTAAAAGTGTTCGTGTACCCAAAAAGACGAAGTCCCCCAAAAGACGTAACAAAAAACAAACTTTGAGTACGAATCAACTCGCGGCTCTTAAAATTGACGGTAAACAATGCATGCGCATGGCAAAACCAGAACTTGTGGATCTCGCAAAGAAATTGGGTGTTTTGAATGTTTCCGCTTCCACAAAGAAACAGGAGATTTGTGACAAAATTAAGAAGATCTCGGGGGTGAAGAGTGCCACTTTCCGTAACACCCAAAAGAAGAAGATTGTTGCCCTCGTTGGATCGGGTAACAACTTCAAGGTTGGACGCGCTACTTGTACAGGATACAGCAAGACTGAACTTCTCCGAGTTGCCGGCATCCTCAAGATTAAACTTGATTCCAAAGAGACAAAGGCCACACTCTGTAAGAAGATTGAAAATGCGCGCAACGCCATGCTTGCCCCCAAACCTAAACCAAAGACACCACCACCTTCTCGTAAAGAAGTCGCTCAAAAGAAGAGAAATGTAAAGAAGGAACGGGTCATCAAAAAGAGAGGTCTCAATGAAAACTCAATCCGAAAGGATATTATAAAGCTCTATGGCAAACGATGGATGGATCGTTACAAGAATGTGATGCCTTCCCTTAACAATGATGTCAAGGAAATGAAAATGCGCCTCAACAGATTGAAGACTGGAAATAAACAAGGTATTCCTTTCAAAAAGGATGTGGATACTCTCAAGAAACGCCTCGTGGACC